TAAATCGAATAAAAGTAAATTTAATTCATTTGGTAAGTACAATTTTAGAAGTGCAGAAGATATCTTAGAAGCACTTAAACCATTTAATGAAAAGTATGGTGTTTACTTTACTGTTGTAGAATCACTATCTAATATAGGAGATTTACCAGTTATAAAAACAATAGCTACTATCCACGATGTAGATGGTGTACAAGAAATTGAAGCTACTGCAATAGTAGGAGTAGATTTAGCACAAAAAGGTATGCAGATACCACAAGCTTTTGGATCAGCTTCTAGTTATGGTAAAAAGTATGCTTTAGGTAACTTATTACTTATTGACGATACACAAGATGCAGATGCTACTAATACTCACGGAAAAGAAAGTAAACCAGAAGTTAAAGAAAAAGAGTTATCTTGGTTGAATAAAAATACACCTGAATTTACACAAGCTATTGAATACTTAAAAAAAGGTGGTAAATTAGCAGCAATAGAAACTAAATACAAATTATCAAAATCAGTAAAAGACGAACTATTAAAAATTAAATAACAATTAAATTAAATATTATGAGTACATTATTAAACATTGGAATTAAACAACAAGATGGAAGTTATAAAAACTATACTTTATCTTTAAATGACGAAACTAACGGATACGGACAAAACGTATCAGTATGGGAATCACAAACTAAAGAACAACAAGCTGCAAAAGAACAAAGAAACTTTGTAGGTAACGGAAAAGTAGTTTGGACTGATGGTAATGTTAAAGTAGCTGATAAAGTTGTAACTAATACAGAACACAACAACGCTAGAAACATTAAAGTAAATGGTGCTGAGGTAGTTGCTGATTTACCGTTTTAATTTATCAAGGGTAGTGTAAAAGCTACCCTTTTTTTAAACAAAAAAAAAACTATGACACCAAAAGAAAAAGCAAAAGAGTTAGTAGGTAGATTTTATGTAAATATTCCTTTAAGAGATTGTGATAATAAAAGACCACATAAACTAGCATTAATAGCAGTTGAAGAATTGATTTATTCACACTCACAAGATACAACAGACAATCAATATTATTTTTGGCAAGAAGTTAAACAAGAAATAGAAAACTATGAAAGTAACAGATAAAATAACAATAACAAATGAGGATAATATGATATTAATGGCTAGATATCCTGATAACTATTTTGACTTGGCTATTGTTGACCCACCTTATGGAATAAACGCTGATATAGTCCAAAATGAATTAGGTGGTAAAAAAGGTTTTACAAAAGGTGCAGGAACTTATACTAAATATCATAAAACAGAATGGGATTCTTCTGTACCTTCAAATAAATATTTTGACGAATTAAAAAGAATATCTAAAAATTACATTATTTGGGGTGGTAATTATTTTCAATACTTAAATGATAATGGTGTTATTATTTGGTATAAAGGAGATAGTGGTAATTTTAAAGAAGGAGAACTTGCAAAAACAAATATAAATACTTTTAAAATTTATAAATATAGTAGAGCAGATGCTTATATTAATGATTGTGATATTAAAATTCATCCAACACAAAAACCACAAAAATTATATAAATGGCTTTTAGATAATTATGCTAAAGAAGGTGATAAAATATTAGACACACATTTAGGCAGCGGAAGTATTGCAATCGCTTGCCACGATTACGGATATGAACTTACAGCCTGTGAGCTTGATAAAGAGTATTACGATAAAGCAATACAAAGAATAACTAACCATACTAACCAACAAAAACTTTTCTAAATATGTTAGCGAATTTATTAGATATACAAAAAAACATTTTAGATGTTAAATATGGTAGAGTTAAAGAAGGGCTTAAAATTAACATACCAGAGTTTGATGAACACATTAGATTTAAACCTGCAAACTTTAACGTAATTATAGGACACGCAAACGTAGGAAAAACTACAGTTATACTTTATTTAATGACTATGTACACTATAAAGCATAATATTAAGTGGTTAATCTTTTCAAGTGAAAATACCTCAACCTCAGTAGCTAGAAAAATACTAGAATTTGCAAGAAATAAAGCAATACAGCAAATGACTGATGATGAAATAGAATTTGGTTTAAACTGGGTGTTACAGCACTTTAAAATAATTGATGTAGATAAACTATACACTTACAAAGATTTGCTTAAAGAGGCTAAAGAAATACATAATGAATGGCATTACGATGCTTTACTTATTGATCCTTATAACTCACTTGCAAAGGATAGAGATTTAATGAAAAATGTAGGTAGCCACGAATACGATTATCAAGTATCTAGTGAAATGCGTTTGTTTTGTAAAGAAAATCAAATATCAATTTGGTTAAACACTCACGCTGTTACAGAAGCTTTAAGAAGAACACACCAAAAAGAACACGAATATAATGGTTTGCCAGTTCCTCCAAATATGGCAGATGTAGAAGGTGGTGGTAAATGGGGTAACAGGGCAGACGATGTATTTACTATTCATAGATATACACAGCATCCTACAGATTGGATGATAAGTGAAGTACACGTAAGAAAAGTTAAAGAAGTAGAAACAGGTGGTAGACCTACTTCAATAGATGCACCTATTAAATTAAGAATGATGCCTAACAATATTGGCTTTACCTATGCAGGTGTAAACTTACTACAAGCAAAAAATATTAAAGGATTGGACTTTTAGTTATCTACTTATTAAAAATAAATTAATACATTTGAACTATGGAAAAAATAACAATTAAAAATCATTTAAACGATTTGCAATTAAGCACTAGCAGAATGTTAGTTTATCACTCTGATAATGCTGAACTATTAACCTACTTTAAAAATGTAACTTTTAAATTACAAATGATAGAGGAGTTAATTAATGCAGAAGATGGCTTAGATTTCGCAGTTATTGAAGAAGCATTTAAAACGATTTTAAAGCAAGATAATGAATTAACTAATATAGAAATTAACATACAGGTTAAACCTGCTTTAAAAGAGATAAAAATAGGTAAAATAAAAGCTAAACTTTTTAATTATGATATTGCTTACTAGTTTATTAATATTTACTCTAATAACTTGGGCAGTTTACTCAGGTAAAGAGTTACAATTTGCAATTATACACGGCTTTATGATAGGTTGTTTATACGATGTAGATCAACAAGAAGAAGAAAATTACCACACTATACAGGTGTTACTAGGTATTTTATCAATTAATATTTTATGGGAATCTTAGAAAAAGTTGCAGAGTACCAAGATTACTTAGTAGAATTAGCTTCAGTATTTGACTCTGAATTTGCAGAAGATATTGTACAAGAATTTTATCTTTTGTTACATAAATACAAAGTAACAGAAGAACAAATGTTTACTAATGGTAAATTAAATAGAGGTTACTGCTTTATTATTATTAGAAACATACATTTTCAAATTTACAATGTAAAAAAACGAATAACTAAATGCGAACTAAATGAAGAAATTTACAATATGGTAGATGACTTTGATTTGGAAAAAGAGTTAGATTGGAACGAATTTAGAACTAAAGCAGAATCTGAGGTAAACAACTGGGATTGGTACGATAAAAAACTATTTTCTATTTATAGAGATTCTAATATTAGCATTAGAGGACTTGCAAAAGAAACAGGAATAAGCTTTGTAAGTATATTTCACTCACTAAAAAAGCATAAAGAAAAATTAAAAGAACTTTTAAAAGAAGATTACGATAACTTAAAACTATAAATTATGGGTAAATTATACAGTATAAAAGATAAAGAATACATAATATATCATTTGTTATTAGAAAACTATATTGGAGTTACTACTAATTTACAAAAAAGATTATATAAACACTCAAGTAAAAGTGGTTTTTGTATTGATAATGATAATGTAAATATTCTATATATTACAAATGATTTAAGAGAAGCAATTAATAAAGAATATGAGTTACAAAAAATTTATAATTGTAATATAGGAGTTAGAAATCAAAATGGAAATAAAAACCCTTTCGCAAAAGAAGTATTACATTTAGATACTGGTATTTATTTTGATACAATAAAAGAAGCTTGTGAAGCTTTTAATTACCCTTATTCTAGTGTAAGACATTTTATTAAAAACAATAATAATAAATATAAACTAATAAAAATTTAATTATGGCAAGAAAAAGAAAAGCTCAAGGATTGGGCGATACAGTAGAAAATGTTTTAGAATCTACAGGAGTTGCAAAAGTTGTTAAATCTGTTTTAGGAGAAAATTGTGGCTGTGAAGGTAGAAAAGAATTTTTAAATAAGATTTGGAGTTACAGAAAACCAAACTGCTTAAACGATGAAGATATAGAATTTTTACTACCTTACTTTCAGTTTAA